GAAGACGGAAATTAGATAAATAAACATTAGTAAAGAGTCGAGTTTATACAAAATAATTGAATAGGAAGTTATTATGACTGATAGTTGGGATGTTGTGCGACCTACAAAAGATAATGTAGACCCCGAAAAGGATACAGATCCGTCTGAATTAGATCCTGTTGAATTAACAAGTATGGGAGATTTATCAGAAATTCAATCTTCCATAGAATCTTGTTTTAAAGAGATGCATTATGCTTCTTTACAAAAATACGACGCTGATAAAGCAGATAGAACTGCCGCATTATTTTTAATTACTCAAATGCGATTATCCTCGTTAATTGAGGACGTTGAAATGAAAGCAAAGAATGCCAAAAACGAAATAGTTAGAATAGAAGCTGAAAAATACTTCGAATATAAAACTGGTAATTCAGATAAAAAAATAACAGAAAACATGTTATTGAATTATACAGCAAAAGATTCTGAAATAATAAAGACAAAAAAAGAATGCGTTCAATATGAAGCTCATTATAAAAAATGGACTTATATAATGAGTACTTTAAAAGACGGTCATATATATTTTAGAAATTTAGGTAAAAACAAAAACTGGTCAGAATAAGGAAAATAAATGTCAAAAGATAAAGAAGCACAAGTAGAAAAAAAAGATAAAAAAATAATTGCCGGAATAGATATTAATTTACTAGTAAAGAAGGCTCAAGAGTCTTATGGAAAGAAAGAGAATGGATTAGCAAGACAGCTATCTACTGGTAGTTCAATTATAAGACCATCAGAAGATAAAGATTTCGTTGTATGGACAAAGGGGGATCATTGGCAGACGTTAACTCACCTGCGAGGAATACCGTTTGGTAGAATTATAGAAATATCAGGAAAGCCAGATAGCGGCAAGTCTACGCATGCTGCCGCTTTTATGAAGTTTGCTCAAGATCAAGGGATTTTAGTTATTCTTTGGGATTCTGAAAAGAAATTTCAGAAAGAGCGATTTGATAATAAAATTGGTGGATGTTCGGAAAACCTCATGGTGGTTGATACTAATAATATTCTTAATGGCGCTAAAGCCGTAGCCCATCTTGTTAATTCGGCTAAGGAAATGAACCCAGACGTTAAAATATTGATCGTATGGGATAGCGTTGGAGCCTCAATTAATTCTACTGAAGACAAAGATGATGAGGAAGAATATTCTAAGCAGCCAGGCGTAACCGCGAAAGAAAATGCTTATGCTATTAGAAAATTCAACAAGCTTTCTAATAAGTATATAAATAGAGAGACTGGTGAAGAAACGATAGCTACATTAGTAATCAATCAAACTTATGCAAATATCGGTTCTGTTGGACAGACTGAGAAGGGCGGAGGCGAGATTTATTATTTATCAAGTGTTATTATCCAGCTTTCTAGAAAGGGTGATTTGACCAGAGTTAAAGGCGGAGATAAATATAAGTATGGAATTATTACTAGGGCCAAAGTAAAGAAAAACCATTTATTTGATGGGGACGAGTGTGTTGCTGAAATGGATTTGGTTATTTCAGCTGATGGAATTCAATTGGCGAAAGATGTGAAAAAAGTTGACGATATTAAAGGCTGGGAAGATCAAGAAGAATAATTCTAATTGATAAATCGAGCCACCTCAAATGAGAAACTATTAAATCATGGCTGAACAATCGAGACTAGATCCTGATCAACAAAGAGCCTCTGCGGATGCAGAGGCTCAAGCAAGATTATTACGAAATTCTACTAATAATCCTGTATATTTAGTAAGGTTTGAAGATCCTGAAAACGCCCCAATTATAAGGTCATTTATCGTTTTAAAACAACCATTAATGAATCCATATAGTGTGACGTTCCAGGGCTTCGAAACTTCTAAAAATGCGCGAAACAAGAAGAGTAAAGAACAGGATATTAGAACACGAGAAGAAGCTATATCGTATGTCAAAGACAATGATGTGAAGTTTCACGATCTGATTTGTCCGTGGCAGCGAGTGATATCTATAGAGAACCTGTCCTATCAATCGAAAATAAACGCAAACAAATAGAAAAAAAGGAAAAAAAAACAAATGTCGAACAAAATCCAATTCGGACTAGCGTCCTGGGATACTACTGACGTAAAGAGACCGTCTGCAAAAGAAAAGAACGAGAACCTTTTTATGAGGCTAGATAGCGGGAATAACGTTATTCGCCTCGTTACTAAGCCTCATGAGTACCTTGTGCATCGTTATAAGGTTGATGAGAAAGATCCTGGTTTTGGTGAGCGTGTGCTTTCCAGCCTGTTCCACGGGAGCGATCCTCTCGTAGACATGGGTTTTAAACCAAAGCGTAGATGGCTGATTGGGATTATTGATCGCAAGACTCAATCGTACAAGATTCTTGACATAAGCGTTTCGGTGTTCAAATCGATTCAAGAGCTTGTTCGTGATGAGGACTGGGGCGATCCAACTCAGTATGACATCGATGTAAAGGTAGATAAAGACGGCGGAGCGACGGGGTATTACACAGTAATTCCAAAGTCAAAGAAGCCGTTATCTAAGGAAGATTTAGATCTCAAAGAGAAAGCAGATCTCGATGATCTAAAGCGTCGTTGCACCCCTCCAACCGTTGAGCAGGTTCAAGAGCGAATTGATGCAATCAAGGCAAAGCGGAACGGTGCGAACGGTACGAACGGAGCAACCAAACCCGCTGCTACAGCTGCTCATAGTTCTAGCAGCGATGATGACGAAGAGGATTTCCCTCCAGTGGCCTGACCTAAGCAGGATAGGTTTTCTTGAAAAAGCGGCTCAAAAGGCCGCTTTTTCGTTTTTTAATGCTTGATATATACCAAGGCATGAATCACGATCTTTATCAAACCATATTAGGATTAGATATAAGCACAACTACAATAGGCATTTCAATAATTAATAAATGCTTTCAAACTGGTAAAATAACGCTAGATGTATGCAAATATTACAAACCTCCAAAAGATGGAAGTATTTTTGAAAGGCTTATTCAAGTTAAACAATTTATTTTAAATTTATTAGAGCGTTATGATCCGGATGTAGTTGTAATAGAGGATTACGCCCGTTTTATGGCTGGCAGCTCAGGTGCAGCAACTATAATTCCTCTTGCAATTTTTAATACTACAATAGGCCTTACAGTATTTGAAAATACTGGTAATGAGCCAATATTAATGAATGTCAATACTATTAGAAAATGGCTCAAGACAGGAGAGGAAAGATTAAAAAAAGAAGATATTCCAGAAGCTGTTGCTTATCATTTAAAAATAGATTTCCCGTATGAAATTACTAAGAAAGGCAAAATTGCTGTAGAAAGCTATGATAAAGCAGATTCCGCAGCAGTAGCACTAGCTTATTTAAAGTCTATTGAGCCAAAAATTGTTAAACCAAAGAAGAGTCGAGCCAAAAAAGTAATGGAACTGTAAGTCATTATGAACCTATCTGAAGCATATAATATAATTGGTGTAAACTCGGATTCTACACAGGATGAAATAAAGACAGCTTATAAAAAGCTAGTTTTAAAACATCATCCGGATCGTAATAAAGATAACGAAAAAGAAGCCGAAACGAAATTTAAACAGATTAATGAAGCTATGCAAATTATAGAGCGTGGTGAAGAACCGGAATACCCACAGTGGGACAGCAATAATATTGCTCAACAAATATTTATAAATTTTAATTCTGGGCATCAACGCACAAGAAGGCCGGATCCTATTGTTCATACTCGTATTACTTTTGTTGAGTCTGTTTTGGGGTGTGAGAGAGATATATCTTATACAAGATATATAAAATGTAATAAATGTTCTGGTAAAGGATTAATATACGACAAATTAGTTAATTGTAAAATATGTAAAGGTCTTGGAAGAGTAGAGTCCTCTTTTTCAAGAGGTAATGCCAAATTTTATAGCACTTGTAATGTTTGTCAAGGAATAGGCTCTGATACTGAGAAGTGTAAAGATTGTGACGGAGAAGGCTCTGTCAAAAAGGAAGAGCAGCATAAATTGCAATTCCCTTGTGGTTTAACCGATGCGCAAATAATAAGAGTAGGAGGAGCTGGTAATTTTGTGCAATATCATCCACAATTTGGTGATATGCATTCTGATGTTTTTATCAGAGTACAGGTAGAGCCTGATAAAGATATGACGCTGAATGGCAATGATGTTATATCTAATATAGACTTAATTCTATTAGAGGCATTAAAAGGAACAACAAAATCAGTAAGAACCGTAAAAGGTGAAATGAAATTGAAAATTCAACCTGGCATTAAACATGGCAATCAAATCAAAGTTGTTGGTTATGGAGCGGGAGAAATAGGTTCACATTTGTTTATTGTAAATGTTAAGTATCCAGAAAACACCGAAGAGTTGATTAGGTTATTAGAAAAAGAGCAACAAGAAAAGGCAAACAATGTTTAGAATTTATTGTGATAACAAAGGCTGTGGCAAGGATATGGAGCCATTATTAAATGTCAATACTAACGATGTAGAATGCGTTGAATGTGGCAAATCCATAAAAAGCATTACAAGTTTTACCAAATCTCAAATGAAATCGATTGGGCAGATTAAGAGAGATGAGAAGGTTAAGCAGGCTTTTTCTGTTCAATGTCGTTCTTGCATGAAAGAGAGCGCCCCAAAATTAGGTGATAAAAATGAGCTTCGATGCTCTATTTGTAATAATCATTTAGATTATTTGTCTGCTCCATATGCTCATGCTGTTAGAGAAAATTTATTGAGGAAACAAAAGAACATAGCTACTGTTTCAGTGGCATCAGTGAATGTTGCACCTAAGGTGACTGCTTCATTTAAATGAATTTAAAAGAGTTATCAATAAACATTCGTGAGCGTTCGGCTATGTTTGCAGAAGTTTTGCAAGCTTGCCGAACTTTGCTTATTCATAATCCATTGGCGTCTGAGTCTAGAGATTATTTAGATAGCAGAATTGCTACTTTTTATCAAGATCGTTTTCAGTTTGGGTATTTTCCAAATAATGAAAATCTGCAAAAACTTATAAATATGGTTGGTGAGGAAAAGCTTAAATCATTAGATTTAATATATGACAAATATGTTAATGATGCAGACTGTATGGTAGCGGTCAAACAAAGTATTTTATCATCACATAATTTAATTATGCCATATAAAGATGTTTATGGCAACATTGTAGCACTAGTGGGGCGCACTCTTCTTTCAAAAGAAGAACAAAAAGAAAAGAATATATCTAAATATAAAAACTCGCAATTTCATAAATCATTACATATGTTCGGTCTTTATAATAGTAAGCGTAGTATTATTTCGAATAATTGCGTGCTTCTTGTGGAAGGACAATTTGATTGTATTTCTTGTCACGTTCATGGTTTTCATAATGTGGTTGCTTTAGGCGGTGTTGCTTTTAGTAAATATCAATTTGCTTTATTATCTAGATATACTAATAATATAAAGCTATTATTAGATAATGATAGTCCTGGATTAAACGCCGCCAATAAAATAATCGAAAGATACTCATCATTTGCTAACATTAAGAAAATCCAGCTTCCGTCCTGTTATAAAGATGTTGATGAGTATTTGTTAAAGAGCAACGATTATGGAGCATTAAATTTTACAGGATGATAAATATGTTAGACTCAACTGCTAATAGGCTTGGGCATTGTAAGCAATCTATCTCAAATATGATGGATTATAATTTAATTTATTTTTACAGCAGTGAGGTTTAATATGACAGATAGAAGCAAGAATCGATCAGATCGTTACCAATGGGTTCTTATAGAATGCCCTTGTTCTCCAGAAATGATGACAGAGGTTTGTGATTCTGATGGCATCGGAGCCCAATTAAATCCATGGGGTTATAATGAAGAATTATTTGAATTAAAAGACAAATTGAAAGCCGCTTTTTGGAGAATTGTTGACACTCAGCTTACTTCAAGACAAAAAGAGGTTATTCATCTTTATGCCGAAGGTCTTACTCAAACTGAAATTGCTAAGAAATTAAATGTAAATCAATCAAGTATCACAAAAAGTATTAATGGAAATTGTGATTACAGAAATGGACGTAAAGTTTATGGTGGAGCTAGAAAAAAATTAAGAAAAATTGCTGATAAAGATGAAGAAATAAAAGAAATATTAGATAGAATAGCAGATTTACAAAGTAATAATTATTAATGAGTGAGTATGAAGAAAATATTGTTGAGCCTTCATACGGTGTTATTTACTTAATTATTAATAATATAAATAAAAAAATATATATTGGGCAGACAACTTCTGATATTCCTAAAAGCAGATGGTACAAACATATATATTGCGCAAATCATTCTGCTATTTATTATTTTGGGAAGGCTATTAAAAAATATGGTGCCAAAAATTTTTCATTTAAAATAATAAAAAAGTGTAAAAATCATGAAGATTTGAATTATTGGGAAATCTATTATATAGATTTTTACGATTCAAGAAACAGAAAAAAGGGGTATAATATAAAAGAGGGCGGTAGTCACGGAAAACATTCTGAGGAAACGAAGGAAAAGTTAAGAGTGATAAATACTGGCAAAACTCTTACTAAAGAGCATAAATTGAAATTATCTCAGGCTCATTTAGGCAAAAAACATTCTAAGAAATGGAAAAAATTAATGTCTAAATTGATGACTGGTAAAAAATTATCATCAGAACATTGTAAATTAATATCCATTGGTAAAAAAGGCAAAAAATTTACCAAAGAACATAAAAAAAATATTTCAATATCTAAGAGTGGTGAAAATAGTTCCACTGTTAAATTAAATTGGGCTATAGTTAATAAAGCAAGAACAGAATATAAAACTGGTAAAACAACATTAAAAAAATTGTCTCAAAAATATAACGTTTGTGAAAGCAATATGCGATCCATTATTTCAAATCACTCTTGGATTGATTTAAAATATGACACATCTGACGCTGATAAAATAAAAATTAGTAATAAAAAGCATTCAGGTGAAAGTAACCCGAAGGCTAAATTATCATTGAATATGGTTAGGGCTATACGGGCAGAAAAAAAATCAAAACCAAATATTACAGATTTGGAAATAAGCAAAAATTATAATATTAGCCGCCCGTCAGTTTCATTAATATTGTTAAATAAAACGTGGATAGATGATTTAATTTGAGCAAAACATGTATAAAATGTAAAAAAAATAAAATAGAAAATTTAGATAACTTCTATTTTAGAAAAGACACAAATAGATTTATTAATACTTGCATTCTTTGTATTAATATAAAAGAACATGAATATAGAGCCGCTAATAAAATAAAAGAATTAATACGAAAACGTATATACAATTCAAATAATAAAGATAAAATTTCAAAACAAAAAAGCGAATATTATCAATTAAATAAAGAAAAAATACTTGCTAGTCAAAATAAATATGAAAAAGCAAATTATGAAAAAATAAAAAAATATAGAAAATGTTGGCAGAAAAACAAAAGAGACGCCGATCCCGCATATAGATTACGATATAATGTAGGGCGGGCCGTTCGTTCAGCTCTTATTAAGGCTGGTTATTCAAAATCAAACGCTTCTTTTTTCGATTATGTTGATTATACTGCCAAAGAACTGAAATGTCATTTTGAATTATTATTTGAGTCATGGATGAATTGGAATAATTATGGCAATTATAAAATAGGTGGAATTCAAAGATGGAATATAGACCATATAGTGCCACAATCGAAATTACCTTATGATTCTATGGCGCATGAAAATTTCAAAAAATGTTGGGCATTACACAATTTGCGCCCAATGGAATCTATAGAAAATATTAAAAAAAGACAGAAGTGATTTCACATTATTTGGTTTATATGGGCTATCTCAGCAAAAAGCCTTAGATATGAACAGAATTGACTTATCGCTTTATATTTTCATTAAAGTAATTGTCTACTACTTATCTTGTATTCATTAGTATTCTGCGGATATATGTGACTAAGGAGTCTGGTAATGAAATTTGATGTAGATTATTTAAATTTAGACCAACAGCTTACTGAGCCAAAATATTTTAAGTATGCTGATGTAAAAGACCAGCTTGTTAAAGTAGCTTTTGATATAGTTAAGTTTCGTGAGACAGATGCTATTGACGGTTTATGGCAAATTCAACAGACTAATGATGGTGAAATCATTGTTGCTACATATCAAGATGAGCAAGAAGTTAGCAAACAGGCTTCGGCAATTAGTTGGGAAGCGCGTTCTAATACAGCTGGTAATAGCGTAACTATATTTTACAAAGGTGTGCCAATAACAAAAGTTGCAATAATGCAATATGGTATACCGGCAGGAGATGCTCATTTAGTTTGTAAATATGTACCAGAGAAATTAGCTAGCAGCACAGATTTTCGTAAGAAAATGTTAAACGAACTCTCTAATGATGATCGTTTGGAACTTCTTAAGAAGTTTCCAGAGTTAAATGACTAACAGGAAACAAGCATGAGTTTTAATCAAGATATTTACAAGGCTGCCAAAGAGATAGAAAAAGCAGCAAAAACACTAGAAAATAGTGAAGAATTCATCCTTATGCCACTTACCGTTAAAATGGTAAAGGCAGCTGAGGCTTATCCAGAAGATCAAACTATCAAACAAATGGCTGCTTTTTTAAATAATCGCTCCCATAAAAAAGCCATATTTATTACTCGTGGAGAACTAAGAGATGTTTATAAAGCTCTTTACACTCGTAATACTAAATGTGCTGATTTAATGTCTGATGAGCTTGGCAAAGCTGATGCGCTGCCTGAGCCGCAAAAGATGATTCGTGATAAAGACGAAGGCAGCATCATCGCTGAGGCATTTAACAATCTTGGCAACCCAGCATTAGCAAATGCTTTAAGTGCTGCTTTTGAAGGCAAAGATGTATCTTTTGAGAATTACTCAGCTCCAATTGCGAGACAAGCAGAAAGGAATTGCGCCATTGAATTAGATAAAATTGGTGCTGATGCTCACAAAATTACTACGGTAGCAGGCAAAGAAGATATATTAATTTGTCAAGCAACTTACGAGACTCCAAAAGGCCAAAGCAGCGTATTAATTCCTGTTGAGGTAGTAAACGGAAGAGCTTTATTGCCTTCTGTTTTTTTAAGCCGTTCAGGGTTTCAGGATTTAGAAGGAGATGCTTTAACGAATCATTTAATTAATACTGCTGGTAAAAAATGGAAAATTGATGTTCAGCAATTATTAAAGGTTCTTTCGAAAGCCAAAGCTGGACCAACTAAAGAGATTAGCGAGGTAGAGGCGATAGTAGCTAAGTTTGCAGCACAGCAAGGCACTCCAGCTAATCATTCATCAGATGCTTTACTTTATCAAGAGGTTGATAAGGAGCATATTGAGGTTCAACTTCCTGAAGCAGAAGACACACAGAAGTTTGCTGAAAAATTGCATACAGCAAAAGGAGCGGCAGAATTTACATTTGGCAAGAAAGCAATTGATGCCGGACGCACAATGTTAAGAAATATTATGGCCAGTTATGGTTATAATAATATTCAAATAGCAGTTGCGGATACTGATAATGATAAGGTTTGTTTTGCAGTAGCTATTGATAATGGAGCTGGATTTAAGGTTCCAGTGAAAATTAGCGGCGGCTTGCCAGTTGAACCATCTGTTATTATCGCAAATGGTTCTATTGCTGAATTCTCTCAAAAAGGCGTCTCTAAGACTTTAATTGAGAACAAAGATTATGAATCCGCAGCATTAGCGTCTCAGCTTCATGGAGTTAAGCCTTCTGAATTAATTGAGACGGTTCGCAAGGCAATGACAGATGGTAATTACAACAAAGCAGAGGAAGCATTGAATGTATTATCACAAACAGATCAAAAAGCGTTTCATTACGCATTTGGTATGTATCAGTCAGTATTGTCCGGTAACACCATAAACAAACTTGCTGCGGAAGATACTTCCAAGTGTTTACGACAAGTTAAGCACGCTCATAGCAAACATGTAATTTGTGGTCATACCGGATTACCATTGCACAAAGTATGCCAAGATGAACATGGCGATTGTCAACCATTGTATCGTAAAGACCTAAAGAACACAAATGAGGGCGGCTCATTTTTACATTCTAGAATTTACTTAGGATAATCATGAGAACTTCAGATCTATTAAACAGTCTTGCTGATAGTTTAGAAAATGCGGATAATGATATTTTAGTAAAGGTGGAAAATAA